TTGCTTTATCATTATCTTCATTGTCAGAGCTAAGATAAGCTGTTAAGTCATTGTAATCATTATCCTCATCTGAATCAGACAATCTTTCACTGTTTATAAGCTTCATCATTGAAATATATGCTTCGGAAAACATACTTGTGTCATTTGTTTGCATCACTGAAGCTGCAATTGAATTCATCATGGTTTCAGAAGCTGAGGAAACATTCTCCAGCTCTATTATCTCACTTCTCTTCATTGGATCCTGATTCAATAATCTGAAGTCTGTTCTTTTGGATTCGTTAAATCTTCCTCTTGACATAAAAGAAGTTCTCATACTAATCTTGGCATGGATAACCTTGCTAATTGATCTAATTAAGTTGAGCTGTCTTAATGAATCACCTTTTTTTGAACTGATCATTGCAGGAGAAATAGATTTAACTTCAGACACTGCAATTTCTGGGTCATTAACAAAAGCTCTCTGAAGAGAACTCTTATCATCCGAGGATGGTATTCTATCGACAATTTCTTTAAGAGTTTCTTCAGTGCTTCTCAAACCTTCGAGCATATAATTTGTCAGTTCTCTGTTTAATGATGAAAAGCTCATCCATGAGTCAGAGAACTTTTTGAAACAATAAGTCAAAACAGGATCATCAGAAAATTCTGACAAATATGGATCCAAATAAAAGTACGGTGTGTCAAAATCTTTAGTATGAATCTCATTAATTGTCAGAGAGCAAGTTAGTGTAGGATAATAAATGTTTTGCACGCCATTTGCAGTTACAAATTTTGATTCATTAGTTGAAATCGTTCCTCTATTTTTTCCAGTGAAGTCTTTCATTGATTGTTCGAACTGTGCATAAAACTTATCAATTGAAATTTTACCTTTTATTTTGTTCAAACTATCTTTAACTCTTTTCTTTTTAATATTCTTCCCAAAAGCTGGAGCATAAGCTTTATCATCATTTCCGTAGTCTGCCAAGTCTGATACAAAAAGTTTGTCTGATAGAATTGAATTCTTGTAAAATACTGAGTCCAAATGTTTGATAACTTCATTATAAGTTGATTCACTGAAATCTGCTTCATCAACATCAAAGCGATTGAAATGAATCATTCTTCCAATTGCGTCTCTTCTCATAGAAGAATAAAAATTCCTGTCTCCTATTTTGACAATTTCTTCTAGCTTTGATCTTGCTTTAGCTGCTGATCTAATAATTTCAGTTTCCTCTATTCTAAAATTAGGTTCCAAGTAATTATTGCTTAAAATAAATTTATTAGAGGCCATAGCATTTTTATACAATCCTACATTTATGGAGCGGAACGAACTCTCTGGATCTAATCCATCTTCTTCCATTACATCAACAAAAGTTTTAAATCCAATTTCTCCAATTCTTCTTAGAGTGTCAAGAACTCTATCTGTTGATGATGCATCTTTTTTGGCCGTTTTCTCATAAGAATAATCTCTTAAT